ACAATACAGATTTAACGAATTTTATACAGAAGAAAAATGGTTAGAAAATTGGAGTAAACAATGGATAAAGTAATAAGTCTCATCCAACCCTCACGTAATAATTTACGTTACTTAAAGTGGAGTTATGAATCCATCAGAAAGTATGCAAGTTCAGATATTGAGTATTGCGTAGCAAGCGATTACAGCAATGATGGTACAGTAGAATGGTGTGAAGAAATCAGTAAAAAAGATAAGAATTTTAAATACATAGTGAATAACGGTACTTGGTTTGGAGAAAACAAAGGTGAGTTAGACCGAATGGGCCATTGTAGATTGTATGATAAACTTATACTTGAAGTCAGTACCAAACCGATATTTGTTATACTACACGCAGATATGCACATTTCAGAAAATTTTATTGAGAATATGTATAAACATTTAAAACCTGGTGTTATAGTAAGTGGAACGAGAATAGAACCTGGTATTCATCCAGAAGATATGGCAAAAATACAGAAAGATTTCGGACTGGAACCAAATGAATTTGACGATGGTGAATTTCAGAAGTTTGTAAAAGAAGTATCCGAAGATAGAACAACCGAAGGCTTCTTCGCTCCGTGGATGGCATATAAAGATGATTTTCAATCAATCGGCGGACACGACCAGAAAACTTTTGGGTATCAATCACGGGAGGATACAGATATAGCAGTTAGATTTATATTGAATGGATATAAATTAGTTCAATCGTGGGATTCACTGTGTTATCATTTAACAATGAGAGGAAGTAGAAGAAATCCAAAATTAACCAACGTTATGAATGACAGTAACGAATGGTTATCACATAATAAAAAATCGGAAAGAAATTACATCAGAAAGTGGGGTAATTTCCCAAAGCACGACGAGACAATGAAGCCTGTTGTTTTACCCAAATATAATGTAGGATTTAAGGCACTAAATTGTACTACCAATATACTAAAGGAATTAGAACCGTGGTGCTCAGATATATATGGTGATTGGATTGGACATAAAGGATATGGAGTAAATGGTTATATAAAAGACGAACAACCTAATACTCAATTTGATTTAAAGAAAAAAATTCATTCACTACACATTGAACCAAAGAATGATGTGGTAGTGGAGTTTGATTGTAACCACTTAACACCACAAAATTTTCAAATATTAGTGAATTTATCAGAGATATTGCAAGAGAGTGGTGAAGTGGGTGAGATGAAACTGGAAATATTTAAGTTTAACATAAAGAAACTTGATACTTATGAAAGAGAGTTAATAAATGTTAAATAAAATTAAAGATTATATTACAGAAGTTGCAGATTTTCCAATTCCAAGTGTGAGTTATAAAGACATATCACCATTACTGGATAATGAACATCAATGGGAAATGGCTATACGAGAGATGGGACTATTGGTAGAAACTCCAGAACATTGGATTGGAGTTGATGCAAGAGGTTTTCTATTCGCTGCTGCACTATCTATGAAGTTTGGTGGGGGGGTTGTGATGTGTAGGAAGGCAGGTAAACTCCCACCTCCAACCGTAAATTACACATATCAAACAGAATATAGTAGTGATGAGTTGAGTATTCATAAAGGCAGTGGTACTGTCGTTATAGTAGATGATGTGTTAGCAACTGGTGGAACATTACTGGCAGTAAATAGGTTAGCAGGATTAGCAGGTTATGATGTTATAGATAATTTGGTACTTATAGATTTGTTATATGTACCACGAATTAAAGAATTTGATATAAACGTAAGGAGTTTAATACGGTATGATTAGAACAGCAGAATGTGTAACACCGAAACATCCAGATAAAATATGTGATAGAATATCAGATAGTATTTTAGATGTCTGTTTAGAACAAGACCCTAATAGTAGGGTAGCAATAGAAACAGCAGGTGGTCATGGACACATTCATATTACTGGTGAAATAACAACAAATGCGGACATCGGACCAATAAAGAATATAGTTCGTAGAGTATATGGTGGTCAAATAGATGTAACTACAAAAGTAGTGAAACAATCCAATTTCATTGCACAAGGAGTAGATACAGGAGGAGCCGGAGATCAAGGAATTATGGTTGGATACGCCTGCGATGAGAATGATGAGTATATACCACACGAATATTATCACGCTCGAACTCTTGCAAAACTAATATATGGGTTTTTCCCGTATGATGGAAAAACTCAGGTAACATTAAATCACGGAGCCATTACTTCAATAGTAGCGAGTTTCCAATCCACACCATCAGAGGCACTTGATCAAATTATAGTGGAGTATATGAGTTATAATGTTGATAATGTAAGAATACACACGAACCCAGCCGGTGATTGGGATCAGGGTGGATTCGACGCTGACGCCGGACTTACTGGCAGGAAATTAGTAGTGGATAATTACGGTCCTCGTGTCCCGATTGGTGGTGGAGCATATAGTGGAAAGGATCCAAGTAAAGTTGATAGAAGTGCAGCTTATATGGCACGACATATTGCAGTAAATGAACTTAAAGACAGAGGATTAAAAGAATGTTGGGTATATTTGAGTTATGCAATAGGTGAAAAAGAACCATTACAAACCACCGTTACAGATGGGATACTCCAATGGAACATTCCAGATAAATACCCGGTTTACCCAAATGAGATTATAGAGTATCTACAGTTAAAAAATCCAATATATTATGAAACAGCACAATGGGGAGCATATGGAAATGGATTTAGGTGGGATAATGACTAAAAAAACATGGAAAGATGTAGATAATACAATACTCAAATCTTTACCAAGTCCAGATGGCCATAGACCATATGAACTCAAAATGAAACAACCAGAATTGACTTTCATGGGAGTTCATGAACAACCAGATTTTGCAACATTATACGTTTTAATGTATCCAAATAGTAAAATAGTAGAATTGAAATCTTTAAAGATATATCTACAACAATACAGAGATATTATAATTTCGTATGAAAGATTGATAAATGTTATATTTGATGATATGATGAGTATTTATGAACCAGAAAGATTACGACTTGTTTTAGACTGTAACCCCAGGGGTGGAATAATGTCACGGACAACTATAGATTCAGATTGGGAAGCACTTGGTGGTGAAGAAAAATATAGCAGTTGGGGTGAAGATGTTTGGTAAAGACGATATTCTAATAGTATGTGCCCTTGAAAAAGAAACCGCTGGTGAATTAGTAGATTGGAATATATTATATACTGGAGTTGGTAAGGTCAATGCTACTTACAAATTAACACATCGATTAACTGATTCTACTCACGGTGAACCAAAAATAGTAATAAACTATGGGACAGCAGGAAGTAGAGATTTACCAATAGGTGAATTAGTAGATTGTACAAAGTTTGTTCAACGAGATATGAATGTAAGTGGATTAGGATTTATGGAAGGTCAAACTCCATTTGAAAATGATGTTCCAATAATACTGGATTCGACTGATATAAAATTTAATCCAATAGGTAAGAATTATGTGTGTGGAACCGGAGATAATTTCGTTGAAAATATTGAAGATATTTCTGGTTATATTGACGTGTTAGATATGGAAGCATACGCACTGGCAAAAGTATGTAGATATTTACATATTCCATTTATTTCATTCAAATACATTACAGATAACGCAAATGAACATGCCTCAGGTGATTGGGAAGATAATTGTTCAAATGGAATACATGAATTTAAGGGGAGAATATTAGGATGCGTTTAGCAATTGATTGTGATGGAGTTTTAAGAGACTTCATTGGTAGTGTTAAGAGAGTAGTAGCAAGAGAATGTCCAGAATACAAGGATCAATTAGATAAGTTACCAGAAAATTGGGATTTCATAACTTGGTTGACATTTTGGACAGAGGAAGAAGCTGAAGATTTTATATTTGTAAAGCATTATTATGATATATTTGTTAACGCTGATCCATACCCAGAGGCAATAGAAGATTGGCCTATATTGAAAGAATGGTCAGTAAAAAATAACCATGATTTGGTATTAGTATCAGCCCAACGAAATCAAACTGTAAATGCTACATCAGAGTGGATAGGGATAAATAAGTTTGATTTTAGAGAACTTCATTATATTAGAGAGAAGTGGCGGGTAGATGTTGATATATTAGTTGATGACAATATGAAAAAATTAAAGTCATTCAAAGAAAAATCTGTAGCAAGTGGTGATGCAATTTGTTTTAAACAACCATGGAATACTGAATTACATAACTCATATTGGACAATAGATAGATTAAGTGATATTATAGATTTAGTGGAAAATAGATTATGAATGTTTTAGTAACAGGTGGAGCAGGTTTCATTGGCACAAACTTAATTTTCAAATTACTACAAGACAGTCACAAAGTAGTTTCATTAGATAATTACAGTACAGGTAAACGAGAAAACGAAGTCAAAAATCAATGGTATAAAGGTTGTGTATATTACGATGTAGATATTACTAAAACAAAGGACTATTCATTTTTCATGGATAAAGTTGATGTGATATTTCATTTGGCGGCATTAGCAAGAATACAACCATCACTTATAGATCCAGTTTCAACCATAGAAAATAATTTCAATGGTACTCTAAATATATTAGAGTATGCCAGACAAAATAGCATAAGAGTAGTATATGCAGGTTCCAGTTCATTTCACCACGGATTATATTCAAGTCCGTATGCTTGGTCAAAGTATGGTGGAGAAGAACTTTGTAAACTGTATGGTGAAGTATATGGATTAAGTACAGCAATATGTAGATTTTATAATGTATATGGAAAACATCAAGTAGAAGATGGACCATATTCAACTGTGATGGGAATATTTGAAAGACAATATAGAAATGGAGAACCACTTACAATAACAGGAAATGGAGAACAGCGACGAGATTTTACCCATGTTGATGATATTGTAAATGGATTAACATTGTGTATGAATGATAAGTTTAATGCAGATATATTTGAATTAGGAAGTGGAGTGAATTATTCTATGAATGAATTAGCTGATATGTTCGGTGGTGAAAAGAAATACATTCCAGCACGTAAAGGTGAGTATGATAGAACTTTGTGTGATTATTCAAAGACAGAACTAAAATTGGGATATAAACCAACTCGTAATATAAAAGAATATATAAAAGGAATAATTTAATGCAATACTATTTATTGATGTCTAACGACAGCGAGGCCGATACAATGTTAGAAACCAATTTACTGGGAGACGAAAGTTTTGGAGTGTTGTACACAGGACTCGCAATGATAGCATTACTAAACATAGTAAACAAGTATCCAGAAAAAATAGGAGAAGTTCGTATATTTGATGACATGGGCAAAAAATACACAGTTACAGAATTTCTTGATATTATTGCAAAGTTAAAAATAAGAAGTCAGTAAGGAGAATATAGAAATGTCTAAACATAATTGGACACGAGATTGGGAATTATTTGAAGAAGAATTGAACGATGAAGTAGAACAAGAAAAACATGATCACTTGAAGAAGAAAAAAACGTGGGAGCAAATACAGAAAGAGAAGAAGAAAGCAGAAGAAAAGAAAGTATGGCAAAAGAAACGCAGAGTATCAAATAATGAGGGGACCAAAAAATGAAATACAAGTTGATTGATAAATTCAACAATGTAGTAAATACGGTAGATTTGGAAAGTGGTGTAGGAATAAGTGGAGCACGAACATATTTCATAGGAGTTAAACGAATATATGGAAGTGAATTTGATAAAATATGGAAAGTAATTACAGAAGATCATTGGAATAAAAAACTCAAATCACTTCATCAAAAATCATCATACAAATGGTGGAACGAAGATAGAGAAATTACAGACGATGAATTAAAGTTTTAAAATAAAATAAGGTAATGGTTATGAAAACACAAGAACTGGAATTGACTCCTGAGCAACTACAGGAGTTAGCAAAAATAGTAACTGAGATAGAGGCAGAGGCGATTCAAATGGTAAAAGATTATGAAACTAACCCATCACAGGAAAGTGGCAGTATAGTTCACGTTCACCATTCCAGTTCATTATTAGAAAATGAAGAAGAAACATTAGATGATATTGCTTTGGTAAGTAGTAGTGAATTACTCACTAAGGAATACAAAAAACAACAGGAGAATAACGATGATTGAAAATATACTGTGGACACTATTAGGAGTATTTATAGGTTCAATAGGTGGAATACTTATTATTTCACTTCTCACATCAAGTAAGACAGAAGATTTACACATGGAAATACAGGATTTGAGAACCCAACGACAATTACTCAAAGAAGAAATATTTAGATTGAGTAATCAGGCAAAACCTAAACCCAGAAAAAAACGTTCCCGTAAACCTAAAAATAAATAATGTGGAATAATATAATAGACTTTATTAAGGGTTTATTTCATGAAAGGGATACAGTAGTAGAATTAACAGAGGAGAAGAAAGAAATGAAAGTATATAAAGTAGGTGATAAATTATCTAAACACTTTTCTTATGATGAAATGACGAGAAGTCAGACTGCTTCCCGTAATGGTATAGACAATACGCCATCTAGTAAAGAGGTGAATAATTTAATATCATTATGTGATACTATATTAGAACCAGTTAGAGTTCATTTTAAGAAACCAGTTACAGTAACGAGTGGATATCGGTGCTTGGAACTAAACAGTAAAATAGGTAGTACAGATAGATCACAACATACGAAAGGTGAAGCAGCAGATTTTGTAGTAAATGGGAAACCAACTGTCACTGAAGTTTGGAAATGGATTATAGAATCAGATTTAGATTTTGACCAGGTTATTCAGGAATTTGGAAGATGGATCCATATCAGTTTTAAAGGGGACGGTAAGAACAGACATAAATGTTCAATAGCTAAAAAGGTTAATGGTAAGACAAGATACTTTCATTACACTGAAGAACAAATAGAAAATGGAGATTATGAAACAGTAAAAGTATAATACGAACTTATAAAATTTATAAATTTGATATTTATACATAAGTAAATACATATATCCCACTAATGGTTATTATATTATTTAGTGGGATTTTTTTATCTATTTCACAAATTAAAGCGGAGAACTCAATATGAAAATATCACCAGATATTAAACAGAAACATGAAGAGATGTTTTACCCAACGGTACGAGTCAGAACTAATATATCAGGTGGGTCAGGAACAGTAGTATATTCCAAAAAATATAAAGGTGAAGTTTATACATATGTAATTACTAATCACCATGTTATTGCAGAATGTATTACGGTTAAGAAAAACTGGAATCCAGTACTTAAACGTAAAGTAGATACAGAAACATTAGATACAGTTCAAGTAGAGTATTTTAAGTATAATAATTATTCACATTGTATTGGTTCATTCGCAGTAGAAGCTGATATTGTTGCTTATAGTGATCATGAAGGTGGTGAAGATTGGGCATTATTAAGAGTAAGAGATAAAGAACGCACACACGACAGTGTTGTAAAGATATTTCCCATTGATAAAATAAGTTCAATTCATATTTTTGATAAGGTATATGCTTGTGGGGCATCATTAGGTCATCCACCTATAGCCACGGAAGGTCATATTTCATATATGGACGACGAAATAGATCACTATAAATATTGGATGAGTACTGCTCAAACAATATTTGGAAATAGTGGGGGTTCAATATATAGGTGGTCAC